CTTAAAGCAATTGAACCACGATTCTCTTCATCCTGATACTTAGAACTATATCTATGAGAAGGAATAAATGCTAGATTATGATCACCCAATACATCTTCTATTGATATATCCTTTATAAAGAACATATCAGAATCAATAATCATGGAGACACAATCATTTTTAGATATGTGATGTTTCCATCCCCAACTAAAGGCATACCCACAAGCATGGCTTCCATCACCCATAAATGAATCACCAGCAAATTGTTGATACCCATTAATATATTGAAGTTCTGGATCTAAATCAACTCTTATACATTGTATATTCAATCCCTTACAAACATCAAAAATCTCCTGAACTCTTTCAGGAGAATA